GTGGGTACGCTGTACGGCGAAGAGATGCGAGGGCTCCTGCTACCTCGTGAGGGCTGGGTCGTGGTCGGAGCAGACAGCGCGGGCAATCAAATGCGAGGGCTCTGTCATGACATCGGAAACGATGCATTCACAGCAGAAGTGATCGACGGCGATGTGCACAGACGAAATGCGGACGTGCTGATCCCGTTCATGAAGCCCAACCTGACACCCAAGCAGGAGCGGGACAACGCCAAGCCGTTCCTGTATGCGTTCCTATTCGGTGCCGGTGCAGAGAAAATCTCGCTGATCCTGAAGGGTGAGAAGGATAAGAAACACGGGCAGGAAGCCATCAACAAGTTCAGTGACAGTATCCCTGGTCTACCCGAACTGAAGGACAAACTCAATGAGCAGTTCGAAAACACCAAGCGTAGGTTCGGTGAGGAAAACGCATTCATCCGAGGTCTAGATGGTCGTATCGTGTTTGTCAAGTCCAAGCACCAGACACTGAACTACCGGCTGCAGACAACCGAAGGCATCACCTGCAAGGCTGCTGCAGTATACTTCCGGGATAAGGCAGACAGTCTGGGTATTCCGTACAACTTCCTGCTGCACTACCACGATGAATTCGCTGTGGAGTGCCCGCCGGAGTATGCCGAGCAGGTGAAAGCCCTGTCAATCGAGGCATTCACTGAAGCCCCCAAGTGGTTCGGTGTGATGTGTATGAATGGTGACGCTCATGTCGGAGAGAACTATGCAGCCGTCCACTAAGACTGAAGAGGAAATATGCTCAATAAAGAACGACACATCCCAAACTTCGATATTGCCCTCATCGATGCAGACTCCCTGATGTACCTGATTGCATGGGTCACTCCCAATCAGAAGAAGGCTGAGAAGGGTCTGATGGAGTACGTAGAAGCGATCATTGGCCGTACTGAAGTGCCCGAGGCAGTTGTATTCATCAAGGGTGAGAACAACTTCAGGTACCAAGTAGATCCATTCTATAAGGCAAACCGTGGTACCGGCATGGATCCTGAAGTGGTCGACCGTGTGGAGCTCCTATATAGCTTTGCCAGAAAGAACTTCACTGAGAGCCACGGTGCAGAGGCAGATGACTACGTCGGTGTATACAACATGCAGGCACTCCTTGAGGAGAAGCTCCCTGTCATGTGCCACGTTGACAAGGATCTGAACATGCTCCCGGGTTGGCACTACAACTTTAAGAAGAAGGAGTATTACTACACTACGCCTGAGGAGAGCTTCACATTCATGTGCCGTCAGCTGCTATCCGGAGACATGGGATCCGACAATATCCCCGGTCTGAAGGGTGTAGGTGACAGTACAGCCGCCAAGCTACTACACAATACCCGGCTCAGTGGTATGTCGGACGAGATCGTCAGGCAGTGGAAGACCGGCACCTACAAGATCAATCCTCAGAAGGACAACCCGGTTGAGTTCAGCACGCCAGAGACCCGATACAAGAGGTTTCTGGACTCGGCCAACTGTCTGATCATCCGCGATTCCCTGGAGGAGTTGCGACCGCTGACTGAAGAAGAGATCCTCAAGAAGATGGCCTGGACAGACAAAGAGACAGACTACCTGTTCCATAAGGACCGCGACGTCAGTGACATGGTCCTACTGAACAGCCTACCAATCAGCTGCTACACAGATACCAAGAGGCCCGCACGATGCAAGAACAAGACACAGGACACTGGACCCTCGTCGGATATCTCGACGGAGAACTCCCAGGGGATTACTACGGATTCATCTACCGAATAACCTTCCTCCTTACCGGTGAAATGTATATCGGCAAGAAGCAGTTCTACCGTATGAACAAATACGGTACCAAGCGGTATGGTCCGTCTGACTGGAAAACCTACTGCAGCAGCAGTGAGCACCTAAAAGAGCTCATGAAGCAATACCCCAAAGAGTGCTTCCACTTCGAAATGGTCCTGCTATGTAGGACCAAAGCGGTACTGTCATACGCAGAGAGTGATATCCTCCACAAGACAGATGCACTCATCAAAAAAGATCCGGTGTGGGATCTCCCGCTATATCTCAATAAGCGTATCGACGCTGTCAGATGGATTACAAAAGACTACCCGTTGTTGGAGGTAGACTCTATAATTCGTCTCGTCCTATCCTCCCCTCCATATTTCATGCCATGAAAATCAATAGCCAAGATATCGACCGATTGCTTTCCGACAACGAATTCGAACAGGCACGTATCAACCGTAAGAACGACCAGGACATCGTTCAACAGAAGATCAAGAAGTCACTCGCCCAAGAGCGGCGTCGTGCCAAAGAGTTGAAGGATAACCGGAGCAAGTAATGAGTCAATGGCATTACACACAATGCCCTAAGTGCCCCTCGTCAGACGCCTTTGCCTACAAAGACGGTGATGAATGGGGCCATTGTTTTTCATGCGGACAGAATTCCAAACTTGATGACTCAGAAGGAACCAATACAGTGACTACCGCCACCAAGAAGAAGGCCCGTGCTACCGTGACTGAGGACGATGCAGGACACATGACTCTGGAGGATATCGCCGACCTGGATACGCGAGGATTCCAGGAAAGAAACATCAGGAAGAATATCTCTGCACACTATGGTGTCAAGGTGCAGTACGGCGAGGACGGTGAAATCACCAGCCACTTCTACCCGTACACCAAGGCTGGTAAGATCGTCGGCTACAAGCAGCGAGAGCTCCCCAAGAAGTTCTACATTCACGGTGACGCCAAGGGCAAAGGTCTGGAACTGTTCGGCCAGAATGTCTGCCAGGGCGGTAAGCGAATTGTCATCACTGAGGGTGAGCTCGATGCTTTGGCTGTGGCCCAGGCCCAGTATGATAAGTACCAGAAGTTCTACCCGGTAGTTTCTCTGGCCAGTGCCAGCCAGACCGGTATGCTGATCGAGCAACGTGAATGGCTTCGCAACTTCGACGAAGTCATCTTGATGTTCGACTCTGACGAGCCCGGCCAAAAGGCAGTTGCCGAAGCTGCCAAGATCGTTGGTTTCGACAAGGTCAAAGTCGCCAAGCTTCCTGAGAAAGATCCATGCGATGTCCTGCTGAAGCACGGCAGTGACGCGCTGATGAAGGCGGTGTTCGATGCCGTCAAGTACAGTCCCGCCGGTGTCGTCAAGGGCGAGGACATCTGGACGAAGTACAAGGAAATGAAGTCAGTCGAATCGCTTCCCTACCCGGACTGCATCGGCGGTTTGAATCCTCTGTTGAAGGGTATGCGAGACGGTGAGATCGTTCTGTTCACGTCAGGTACAGGCAGCGGCAAGTCTACTGTCGTCAAAGAGATTATCCTCAACCTGCGGGATAATCACGCAGATCAAATGATCGGTATCGTCTCGCTCGAAGAGTCTATCGGAGATACCGCCGAGAAGCTGATCGGGATGGAGCTCAAGACCAACCTTGAGGAAGAGCCGGCCAGTGAAGAGGACGAACGGAAAGCCTACGAGAAGCTGTTCGCGGACGAGAAGTGTCTCCTGCTGGATCACCAAGGTTCAGTAAGTGATGATAGCCTGATCGACAAGATCGAGTACTTATGCCTGATGGGCTGCCGGAAGATCTTCCTTGATCACATTACCATCGCAGTATCTGAAGGTGCTGACGGCAAGACCGGCAACGAGGCTGTCGACTACGTCATGAGTGCTCTCCTGAAGATCGTCAAGAAGCACAACATCTGGTTGGGTGTCATCAGTCACCTGCGGAAGGGTGAAGCCCGCAAGCCGTTCGAAGAGGGCTACCTGCCTTCGGTCGACGACATCAAGGGCTCCGGCTCGATCAAACAGATCAGCTTCGACATCATTGCGTTCGCCCGCAACATGACATCGGAAGATGAAGTGGTAAAGAACACTATCAAGTTTCGTGTGCTGAAGGCTCGTAAGACTGGCCGTACCGGTGATGCCGGTGCAGCATTTTACGATCACAAGACAACCCGACTGCGTAAAGCAGATATGGCAGACTTCGTATGAATAACGAAGCAACAGAGCTATCCCAATGGTTATACGACAGGTGTTTGCGTATTGTCGTAGAAAATGGGCAGATGTATCTGGTATCCACACTTGATTGGTACAAGTATGGATTCGAATACGTTGACTATAATCTCGGTGAAGAATTCGACGGAAGCAACCGATAGGAAATAAATGAAGTCACTAGAGTACCTGTCGCAAAAAGTAGGCAAGGTCGTGCCCGATTCCGACAAGGTGTACAACGAAGGTGCCCGACTACTGGCACACTTCCCCGACTGGGAGATGCACCTTGATCGCATCATCAACGAAGCATGGAATACACTTCTCAAGTATTGCATCCGTAACAAGCAGTCTGCGTATTCTGCGTCTGTCAAACTCACATTCGCCAGTGACCTTATCGGTAAACGCATTGCCAGAGACATCGGTGCCGATGAGACAAACATCAAGTCAACCCTGGCCCTCGGTGACCTCATGCTGGAGACCTTCCTCCAAGAGGATCTGATTGAGATCTTCCGAGAGTACGAAGGTCGGAGAGCACCGTACATGGTGCGTATTACTGGAGATGTAGATGCCGTTAGACCTGTGCTTATCGGTACTAGCTTTACACCTTTGGAACCGATTCGGGGCCTCCGTTCCCCACTCACCAAAGAGCCATTCATCAAGGGATGGAACAACGCCAACAAGTTCCATGAGTACCTTGATGCGCCCTTCATCCGGTCTCTCAACGCTCTTCGAAGTCAAGCATGGAGACTCAATGAGCCTGTACTCAGAGTTCTGATGATGAACCCGCCAGATACCTCAATGGATCTGGTCGACGACGACGGCGTGATCTACACATATCAATTCAACCGTCAGCACGGTAAGCTTCCCGACTGCCTGAAGCACATGGATGGCACACCGTTCCTCGGCATGAAAGATGCCAAGCTGCAACGGATGATGAGCAAAATGTTTGAGTACAATCAAGTCGTGGCAAAAGCTACGATGGTCAAGGAGAATGGTGGTGTCTTCTACCAAGAAGTGTCATGTGATTACCGTGGGCGAGTCTACTACGCTGAGCCGTTCCTCGAATTTCAGGGAAGTGATATCTCCCGATCTCTATTTCTCTTTGCTGAAGATAAGCCAGTTGGCCCTGATGGAGCATTTTGGCTCTACGTGCATGCAGCTACCAGCTACAACGAAAGTTTCACTGTCG